GCCAGCTTGTCCTGCTTGGCTTTTAAGCTATTGTCAGTCTCGCTTTTATTGTATGCGTCTGTAATGCCGTATCCGCTGAGTGTTGTAGCCTTGTCTGCCTTGTCGTTTAGGGCAGAGCCAATAGCCACTTTCACGTTCTGTTGCGCAGCGTTCACTCCTATCGTGTAAAGCCCATCAGTGGACTTGCTCTCAGGCAGTTCTGATATTTTGATTTTTTTCATCGCTATTATATATATGTCAATTCATGTTTATAGCATTATCCCCGTCCTCGCCACTGACAATCACTCCGTCCTCTGTAGCGAGCACAATGTCGTCGTCGGTAATGCGCGTCGGGCATGTAAAAGTGACCGTGAGCGTGAATTGCAGCCATATCTTATCGGTCGGATAAAAGTCTGTTACTTGACAGCTCTTGTAAACGAACTTGAATTCCTCCTCAACTTCGTTAACCCACAGCGTGTGCTCCCCAGGTCGTGTGATGTCGTAAAGCAGTGCATCGTAATTGCGCCACAGTTCAGTGAGTGTATCCGCCCGCATGAGGCAGTATAGCTTCACGTCCTTGCTTTTGTATCTCACAACGCTGTCAATGTCATATAACGCCCCTGCGAGCGTGACAATGTTACGTAACAGTGCAGTTTTCACGTCAGCCGTGCGCAAGACTTCGCCAAGTGTGCCAATTAGGATACGAACTCCGTAGGCAGTGAAAGGCACGCCATCAATAGTGTAATCATTAACTTCTGCTATCGTTGTCGACGGAGCTGTATATGTATAGCCCAACAGTGGGAAATCGTCTGCGAGTTTTAATGTTGCGGTACCGAGCGTCTTTACTGTTGCGAAGTTTGTTTGGCTTACGAGTCTAAGTACGTATATGCGTTGAATAGATGCGCAATTGAACACGTGATAAGCGCCATCTGAAAGCAATTCTATAAGCGAGAAGAAACGACTATCCAAACCCGAAACTGCCACTTTGAGCTGCACTTCTCGACTGTTGAGCACAGGAGCGGAGAGGTCGGCCTCTATACCATCCTCCTCCTGCCAGTCGTTGCTGTCATACGACTTCAGCGGAGGCATAGCGACAAGCTCATTCCAGCCTCCCTTGACCACGTACACTCCATACTGGAGGTACGCGTCGTTGTCGTCGATGTACAGCCTCCCCGTCATAGTATGATAGCGTTGTTATATGCTGACTTGATTACCTCGCTGTCGCGGTCTTGCATAACACGCACAACAGCCCATTTCCACGCCCCGACGGTACACTTTGCGCCTTGCAGCACTACCACCTCATGACGCTCCAACGTGTCGAAAGTGACTATTGCCGATGTGCGCCCAACAACAATAGCGCGTCGCGGGTTTTTGAGCGTGATTGCCCCAGCGTCAATGTAGATGCCACGCTCTTGCAACTGCTCGTAGTACGGTCTAAAGAGACGATAAGATGTGAGGCTCGGGAAATTATTTTTGATGCAATATTCGACGCCCTGTGGACTCGTAAACAGCCGCACAATGTCGTCAAGGGTGCTCTCCTTGCCCGTAAACAGACCGCACTGACCAATTATCTCAGCCTGAGCGTATAGCTGTCTAATGATATCGTTTATGTCCTCCATATGCTATTTATCTTTTGATATTAACCCCTTTAATCGCGATGTCGTTCACGTCGGAGCGCATCGCCCTGATTTGACTTCCCAGTGCGTCCACCTTAGCTGACAGTCCATCAGTGTTGCGATCGATGTTCATGACACTCTCGAGTATTGCATTAGTTGTCGACACAAGGAGCTTCGTATTCTCGTTTATGGAATACGTGTGCCCTTGTACAGCTGTCATTCGCCCGTTGAGCTCGTCAACGCTGTCCTGGGACGCTTGCGCGATGCCTTTTTCCGCCCCCTCGCGGCTGCTCGCGGTGTCGGTAAACAGCTTCTGTAAGTCCTCAGGCAACTGACTGATGATTGTAGAGTAGGCGCTGTAGGTACTATTCAAGTCGTTACGAAACTCCGTCATGCTATCGATTACAGCGTCGATACCCATGAAGTTGCCGTCCTTGAACCACCTTGACTTGTACTTGTTGAAGATGTCGCCAAGAGGCTCCTCCAAGTACTTTTGCACCATCATCCTTTTCAGGACATCTGCGACTATTTCGTCAACCTTGTCACCCCATGCCTTGGCTGCATCCTCGCCATTGGAAAAGGCCTCATAGAATGCGTCAGAGAGCTGCGTCGCTATCTCGCTTGATGTGCCGCCTATGATGTCCTCGACAATGTCGTTGATGACTTTCAGCGCTTTTTCGCCAAGCTCCTCTATCTTCTGCTCCCAGTCGTCAATCTTGTCATAATCTGTTTTCTTCTTGCTTCGTTCGTTGTCTATCTGCTTTTGTATCAGTATCTGCTGTGTAGTTATGTTTTCAAGCTGTTCGCGCGCCGATGAGAATTTATCAGCCCCGAGTGCCTTATCAGCCGTGTAGCTCATGTTGGCGTATGCTGTTGCTATATTCTCCGCACTCTCTCGCATGAGCTTCTCGTAGAGCGTAGCTTTGCCCAGAGTGGTGTCGAAAATGTGGCTTATAGATTGCAATGCAACATACTCCTTGCTCAGGCTTGCGCGCGTCTTTTCGAGCTCGTCATTTACGAGCTTTAGCGCCGTGCCATTGCGCTGTTGCAACCTGACTACATCTTGGTTGTCAAGCTCCCATTGCAGCTGGTCGATGCGCTGCTGGAGATGTTCAATCTGCTTTTGCTTAGTATCGTCGTCGTTGAACAAATTTGCAACCGTGGTTGCGAGCTGGATGGCCGCACTGATGATCGTCAGTATCACCGACGCCCTCTCGAGGGCTTTGATACTTTTAGCCCCCTTAGCCGCTGCCGCCTGCGTGCCATTGTTTGAACCGTCGACAAGCTGCTTGATGTCATTTACCATGCCAAGAGTAGATGTAGCTATCTGACCAGCAGCTGAGATTATTTCGCCGACAGTGCCCCCTATTTCGTTGCCCAGTTTCTCGAACTCCTTTGTGCAGCTTCCGAGCACGTCGTATAGGTCTTTCCACTCTTTAAGGCTGCGCGCTGATGGGTTGATTTCGTTATCGGCGCGCTGCTTTGCACGCTCCTTGTTGAGAGCCTTTTGTGCCTTGACCACCGATGCCCGAGCAACAGCCAGCTGTTCGGGGGTTGTCCCGCTATCTTTCTCGGCATCATCGAGGGCTTGCTTTGCCCGCTTTAACACGGTTTCAAGCTGCTCTAACGACATGTTTCCAATTGCGTCACACCAAGCTTGATAGTAGTCAGAATTTGATGCGAATTGCTCGTCCAACGCCTCTAAAGCTTCGTTTTCCTTGCGATTTATTTCGTCAAGATTGCCCTGCGTAGCCCCGTCGCGCAACTTTGATGTTTGCTTGCCTTGATTATCTGTCTCGTAAAGGTTGCTGCGCTTTTTGGCGTAGTCGCTGGTGATTTTAGCGCGCTGCTGCTCGTAGGTTGCGACATCGTCGATCATCTTATCAAGAGTCTTTTTATTAGCCCTTTCCCACGCCTGATAAGCTATACGGTCGTATTCGTCAATCTGCGCTGCCAGTTGCGGCTCGGCTTTCCTCCAATCTTTAACAGTAACAGTACTGCGGTCAAAAGATTTGCCCTCTTTCTTGGCCGTAGGATTGCTATTCTCCCATTCCGCCTCCTTCATGTCCCGAAAACTCTCTACATAGTCAGCGAGGCGTTTCTTGTTTTCAAATTTGAGACGGTCGTAATTGAGATTGTTTTGCTTTATCTCCTTGTCGACGCTCTCGTCCATCAGGTTGATTGTTTCCTGCCTAATGTCGAGCTCTGACTGGCGGCGCTGCTTGACTACGTTGTCGGCGTACTGCTGTATTTGACGGTTGCGCTCCGCCGTCTCCTGTGCAATGATTTTTTGCTGGTTTTCTGCATCAGTCGCACCAATGTGTGCACGGCTGTCAGCGGCGGCGGCGGCCTTTGCAGCCCTACCTGCCGCAGGGCTACTTTTCGATATAGTATAACTGTCAACGGCTCTTTGGTTTTCGCGAATTTGACGCGCTAACTTTCTGCCCTTGCTCGAATTCTTTTCCGCGATTGTTAATGCCTCATACTGCGCTGTTTTGCTCTTGACAAGGTCTTCGTAATATTTTTTGTTTTTAACTACCTCCGAATGTTTCGCGCCTCCGCCGCCGCTCCCGCCCTCTGGTGCTGCACCAAAACGCGCCTCTGCGCTCTTGATTGCATTATCAAGAGTTGTCTTTGCGTTTTGCGCTGCCCTAATATATGTTTTTAGAACATTTGTTGTTGCCGAGTAGGCGTATGTTCCTGTAGTAGGGCTTAAAACAGTAGTAGTCGTGTTGAGCTTGTTGACAATACCCTGCAGCTCCTTTGTCATCTTCTGTTTCCCCTCCAATACAGGAACTATCTTCCAAAAGTACGTTTGCCCCTGTTTCGATCCGAATTTTTTTATCAACAGGTTTCGCACCTTCTCGCGTACGTCGCCCATGGTCTCGGCGTAGTTGTCGGCCTCTTCCTTGACGTATGTTTTCATCGCGCGTGCACGGGCAGCGTCACGAGCCGCAGCTGCCACAGCTCTATAAGCACCTTCAACGTCGTTCAGCGACTGGATTTCACTGCTTAGGCCTTTGAGATATTGCCCATACTGGTTGATGATAGCCTGCTTGGCGCTCTTATACTCGTTTGACCCTTTCTTTGCCGCTCTCAGACGCCCGAAGAGATAATCTATCTGCACTTGCTCTGAATACATGCTCGCCTCGCAATCCTTGACTGCTTTATTTAGGCGCTCCTGTGCTGCTTCGGCGTCGCTCTGCCGAGTTACAAGATACACGATGCCCGCCGTCAATGCAGCTAATGCTGTAGCTGCAGCAACATAAGGATTGTTGAGCATAGTCTTGTTAAGAGCTTTCTGTGCCGCTTCTTGGAGCACCATCCACTTGTACGAGACCATCTCGGCAGCTGTCCAGCCCTTAGTGGCCATAGTGGTATATTCGGTAGCCACCCCGACAGCAATCACTGCAGCCTTGTACGTGCCATAAATCGCGACGAGCTCGGCGAGCACCATCCCTACATCTTGATAGTTCTTAAAGAGCTCAGTGACCTTTGATATGGCATTCGAAACAGGCTCCTGCAACGCCTCTCCCAAGTCGTTCATCATATCCTCGTAGGCTCCTTGCAAGTTGGATATAGAGCCCCTAAGACCCTTGCTCTGCTTCTCGAGCATGTTGTAAAACTTGCCGCCCTCGCTCGTAGCCTGCCTAAAAGCGTCAGCAACCATTTTCGACGATATAGCGCCAGCAGACATGTCATCTTTAAGCTGTGCAATCGACTTGCCTGTTTTTTCTGCAATAATTGTCAGCGGGTTAAAACCAGCGTTAATCATCTGTAACAGGTCTTGACCCATCAACTTGCCCGTGCTGCTCATCTGCGCGAATGCGAGCGTGAGGCTTTGGAAATTCTGTGCATTGCCCATGCTTATATCGCCGATGGCGCGCAACGTTGGCATGATGTCCTCCGCAGCCACATTAAATGACAACAGCAGTTGGGCACCTTGGGCGAGGTCTTTAAGCATCATAGGAGTCTGCACAGCAAACGAGCGTAACTCGCCGAACAGCGCATCCGCCTTGCCTTTGTCGCCCAACAGCGTCTCAAATGATATTTCAAGGCTCTCAATCTCTTGGCGAACACCGACTATGTTCTTGATGAACTCCCCGACCTGCTGGATGGTAAACACGCTCGCGACGGTCTTGCCAATCTTGGCGAACGCCTCGTCGATAGACTGTCCCTCCTGTTTTGCCTTGTCCCCGATACTGTGGAGCTGTCCCTTGATGTCCTCGATGTCGTGTTTTAGTTGCTCCGTGTCTATCCTCGAAACGAAGTACAGGCCTTGGCTGTCAATGTTCATATAACGGTTGTTACTCTATGTTGTCAAGAAATTTTCTAACTCGGTCGCGGTTTCGTGGATCACCAGCCTTGATGATGTCCTGATGTTCTTCTGCCTTTTTCCTGCCCCCCGTGATGCTTGGGAGCACAGCGCTGTACATAATCATGTTGATGTAGCTCATCTTGTACAGCACGTAGTCGAGAGGCAGATTGTAGGCTTTCACAACACCCGCGACTATAGCCCATATGCTGTCATTCAGCTCGTTTCCTCCACTTTCGTGGGGCGTAGGAGGTTGACTCCTGTCAGGAAAGTGGTAAGCGCGAAAAAATCAGCAATCTGCAAGTCTTTGAGCAGCGACGCGAAAAGAGTGTGCAGCTCCCGAGGTGTGTAGGTGTTTAGTATCTCGTCTGCAAGTTCTTTCTTGCGGTCTATCTCAACCACCCTCTCGACGCTCTCGGTGTGCTTCTCTGAGACTTCTACAGGGCGCTTGATGAGTCCCCACAAGTAAGATTTTGAGGCCGTCCTCGGCACCTCTCGCACGACATCCTCCTTGACCGTCCGCTTTTCTTTGAGCCCTTGCGCCCCGAGAATGATGATGGCCATAATCTCGCCAAGCGGCCGACAATCCTTAGCTACGCTCAAGGCCTCCTCGACGATGTTGTCGTTGTCCATGTTGATGTGAGGGAGTGTTGATATAGCCTCTGAGGCGAGTATCAGCGTCGCAACAGTCGGAGGAGCTACGGCATAAGTCGTGAGCCCTATTGTCACCTTGTGCGGCTGTTGCAGGATAGTATCCGCAACGCGTTGTTCTGTTGTTTTTCCCTTATTTGTCATAATGCTTAATATTTAGTGTGCGGCGGCAAGACTCGAACTTGCGTATTCGGTATAGCCCCGAAGCACTGCCACCGTGCTGCGCCGCAAATAAAAAATGGCGGTGATTGTGACCCCACCGCCACGGGTTTATTGCGCGATCACGAGCCCTTTGTTTTGGTGTAGGGCTTGACTGCCTTGCCTGCTGCTGGCTTGAGACACTTCGCAATGTAGTGCAGTGTCTTTCCGTCAGCGGTAGAGTATTCCTCCTGCACGCTTATGGTGCAGCGGTCAATCTGTATGCCCTCGCACTCCTCATCCTCAGGCGTGAGGCGCAGTGCGTGCTCGCCAGCTATAACGCCGTCCACATCCTCAAAAGGAGCCTTGCCGCCTTTCTTGACGAAGTTATACCACTCAAATTGATACGTCGTCTTGCCTGTGCGGCTATCTACAATCTCGCCGCCCTCCTCCTTGGCCTCGACAGTGTCTCCAGCCGTAGGGGTGAGTTTAGTTGAGTCCAGTTTAGGGGTGTCTATCTCAGTCCAGACGTCTGCTGGAGCACCCTTGGTGGACGTTGCATGTTCGATTTTGGGCTTTCCCCAAGATAATACTGACATAGTAGTTCGTGTTTGTGTTATTATTCTTGTTCTTTTACTTGTCGTCGAAATAGTCGTAATACAGCTTCACGACGACGAAATGTTGATGCAAGGTCGGCTCTTCGTCCGTGGTAATTGTCTGTTGCAGTCTGAACTTGTAGTTTGAGACATCGGCTGTCAGGCTGTCTACCCACGACTGGGCAAGCAGTTCAAGCTGCTCAGTTCGTGCGCCATCCTCGACGAGGACACCGTTATCGTAGGGGTCAATGTCAGGCACAAAGATATTAACCGTAACCACGCCCTTCTGAATTTGTTCGGCAGTACCTGTCGTAAAGACCACCTCGGCATCTTCATTGTGGCTGTCACGAGGGCGCATTCCAGCCCTGTACACATCACCCGAAATCATCGTACAAAGAGTGCTGTTGCGCAGTAGCCTATAAATGTCACCCTGTATCTGTTTGCCTGTCTTTGCCATATCACAACCCAAGTTTTTTTGTCATCGCGGGTATAAGCTCTCTGGCCAGCATTTCGCCGCTGTCGATCACGTCATAACCACGATTGGAAACGTACACTGCATAATTGAGCCCTGCAACTACCACGAGCGCGATACCTTGCGGTATCTTCTCCGCAATGCTCTCAGCAAAAGCTTTCCCCTTTTGGCTCCCCTCGCCGCCGTTCATCACAGCAGGGAAGCCGCTGGATGAAAAAATTTGCCCATCCACGGAGAGTACATAACCGATAGAACTGCGCAGGTTGCCTGTTCGGTCGGTGAAGTCCTTGCCTTTCTCCTCCGTCGTGCGAGCACGGTTCACCACCTTTTCCCCGATGACTTGCAGTTTGTGCAGGACGGCCTGCATTATCCTTACGTTAACAGAGTTAAGGTAGGCGTTGATTTCGCTTCGTGGGGTTTTCTGAATAAAAGGCATTTTTGCAATTATTTTTCCCGAATTTTGTGCGAGAGGCCGTTTCAATACTCGAATGTCAAGTTACCTGCGGGTATTTATAATATCGCCTCCTCGCGCCTCTTTCGGGCTCAAACAATTATCTTCATCTCACACACGGCATCAAGATGCTCCACAGACAAGATTGAGAAGTCCCCGACGATGCTCCCGTCAGTGCGCCTTAGCCGTATCTGCTCAGAGTTCATAGGCTGTTCGTCGATGAACACTGTGTAAGACGCCTGAGTGTAATGCTGCCCGCTGGCCACTCCAAGATAGTTGTGACTGTTAGGTACATACTGGCAAGGTACGGGGTTGCTCCATATAGTGGCCGACTTGGCTGCATATCCTGTTGTCGGGTCTATGCCGCCAGCCGTTTTCTGCTTCGTCTCGATAGTGCCGTTAGGGATAATCATATCTTGCTGCCTTTATACCCGTAGGTAGTTTTCGGAGCTTCCTCCTCCGCATAGTCGCCATATATTGCGATAGCCGCATTACGGAATTTCAGCCGTTGCTCGTTGTCAAAGGTGTATGACTGACCGCCCTGCGACACGTTGGGAGCTTGCGAGAACCACATCAACAAGTCAGCGTAGGCAAGTCTGTACTCCTTTGATTTGAGAGCGTCCTGCGTGATTTCGGCAGTAAGGTCAAGACCCCGTGAAGCCGCAGCCGTCTCGATGAACGACTGCGGTACGGGGTATGCATTTACGGCTCGTAGGGAAGATAGCAATGTAGCCATTTGATAGATGGTTTATGCGTTATTGTTACTGTTTGTCGCCAGTTTTCTCGGTGTCAGCGGTCAGAGTGTAGATGCTGTCCGCGCCGTCGATAACTGGGAGGCAGAGAGACTGGGCTGCTGTGAATTCTTCGAGTGGATCAGTCTTGGAATACTTTGAAACCAAGATGTGGCTACCCGATTTCTGATAATTCACGGCTGATACGGGATTGGTCTCCTCTGCGAGAGTACCGTAAACGAGACGACCGACATTCTCGGACGGAACGCCGACGATGTTTGCCTCTTTCCACGGTGATACTTTCTTTTTGCTGCCGTCTGCAAGTTCTACATTGAACACGCTGTTGACGCAGTGGAAAGTTGCGCCGTATTCCTCTGCCAGTGCGTCGAGGAATGTAGCACGGCTCGGGACGGGCAGGAGGGTCTTGTCGGGGATAAACAAGTTGTTGTAGTTAGCAGCGATGACTTTACCCTGCTCGGAGTGACGGAAGAGGTCGAAGTATCGCTTGGAGAGGTACACGTGCGAGATTGAATTGCCGTCCTCGTTGGCTTTGTCAAACAGCTGCTGTACGTCGTCCTGCGGAGTTTCGCCAGTAGTACCCCATTTCTTGCCGAGGCATACAAACTTATTCTCGTCCTTGTAGCCGAAGTCCACGCGGATACCAGTGCCAGTGGTGCTCTCGCTATCCACGAGGCATACGCCAGTCGAGAGACCCTCCAAGAACATAATCTCGGTGCGGACATCTACGGACTTGATAACCTTTGTGGTGTCGTCAAAGATTTTTGCGGCAATGGTTGCCTCGTCAGTTCCACGGGCAATCATCACGTTGATGTCGCTGATGAGTTTCTCGCCCTTGCGCATCTTCAAGCCAAGTTTCGGTAGTTTGCCCGATGCGTTGCCAATTTTCTCACGCGATTTGAGTGGCAGGCTGCTGTCGAGAGCTACAACGTCCGCAGCCACAACGGAGTGGTTGAGTTCGGTAGAACCCCAAGTGAGGTCTGCGCTGTACTCCTCGGTCAGCATCGACTTGTGCAGGAGGGGCTGCTCCTGCTTTGCGTCGTTGAATTTCTCGGTAATCTTGCCGACTACCAAGCGGAAATACTTGTCGATGTATTCCAGAAATAAACTTTCGTTCATTGTTGTCGTTGGAGTTTAGAGTTAAACAAACTGGATGTGGGGCAGAACCTTTTTTATTTCGTCGGTGTACGGCGCACCTACTGCTTTGGCTGCAGCAGCGGCGTTAATCTGCCCGATGGTCACGATTGCGGCACGGGGGTCGCTGACAAGCACGGAGGCTTTGAGTATGCCGACTGCAATCTCGTCAGAGCCGATGGCTGCGTATGCTCCCGATGAAACTCCGAGAGGCTTGTACGCTCCGTTAGCAGTCTTCACTATAACGTGACCTGCGGCGATGACTGTAGTACCTGCGGCAACTCCCGAAACGTCGAGAGTGCGACCGCCAGGCACGTCGCCAAGAGCGTTCACAATGACAATGCTGTCGAGCGTGTCATTGATTTCGTTGGTCTTACGACCGAGGTTAGATGTTGCTCCCATTTGGATTGTCTTGTTTAGGATGGTTAAACATTGAGTTGATTATATTCCCAACTTGTCCACGACCGCCTTTGCCTCGTCGTCGGTTGCTTCTTTCTCGCCCCCGTTGTTCTGCTGTGTCTTTGTCCCTCCCTGAATGGTAGGTTTGCCGAACACAACGCCCTTGGATGCGGTCTCCTTTGCGATTTCCGCTGCCTCAGTAGTGATTTCGCTCTTGAGGGTCTCGAACTCCTCGTCGGAGAGTGAGTCCACGGGGGTGCGCTCGTAGGCTTTCTTCACGGCAGGAGGAAGTGCGGAGATAATCTTGGATAGTTGTTCACGTCGGCTGGCGGTGATTTTCTCACCCTTCATGGTCTTGATAGTCTCTTTCAACTCCTTGTTGTCGTTGATGAGGATCTGCGCCCATGAGGGAATTTTCTCATCTCCGTCGCCGCCTTTATTTTTGCCCTTGTCGTCGTCCTTGTCGGCTGTCTTTACAACCTTGCCGTCTTTCAGACCGTGCGTAGTCTCGTAGTTGCGGACTGCGGTCTGAGACGCCTCAGTTGCTCGGCTGTCTCCATACGACTCAAGAACCTGCTGGAACGTCACCCCGTCAACGGCGGTTTGAACCTGCTCCTGCGTTGTGACAGTCTTCGCCAGTTTGTCGGCTATCCTGCCTAAAATTTTCTCGCTGACCCCAGTAAATTTGGTTTTCAGCGCATCGAGAATAAGCTGTCTCATTATGAACTGATTAGTTTAATTTTGTTCTGTAAATATAGTCCGCTGCGAAAATACTAAAAATTTTTGAATATGATTATATTGTAATCGGAAAATTTACACAAAATGAAATTTTTTTTTATTGTCTACTACTTATTGACTCCTTGTCGATTATACCAAAAATCGTACAAAATATCAACTGTACAGTTAAAAATTTCCATCCAAAAATTTTTTAGTTTCAAAATAACGTCGTAATTTTGCAATGTGATTACAATATAAACACTTTGAAAATGAATAAGTCAGCAACATTCTCAGCAACCCTCGCTTACAAAACAAGCGTAATCAACAGCAACTTCCGTATCAAGGTTTACGGTCTCGATGAGAACGGAAACAAGGTCAACAAACTGGTCGGCGTTAGCGGTCTCCTCAAACTGGTGGGGGACATCGCCCTCGTGAACCGCCTGCTCAAACGGGCTTTCGGTTCCCTGCTCGATGCCTGCATCTGCAAGCTGCGTCGCGGTGTCAAAATCACATTCTACAGCAAGTAATTAAAACAACCAACTTAATAAATTTCAGCACAATGGAAACAACAGTACAGCAGACCGCTCTCAACGAAGTGGTCATGAACAAAGTCAATCGTATGATCGAAAACAAGGCAGTCGGTGTTCAAGCCACGATGGAACGCCTCATCAACGAGGGCAAAATCGCCCAAGACTACATCGCCCCCCTCGGCGTGAACCTAAAAGCAAAGCAGCACAACCCCGTTATCACGTTCGACGGCAACGAGGGACGCCTGCTTATGAATATGCCCGACGGACAATTCAACCTCCACGCCAACGCAGTCTCTCAGATTGCCGAGCGCATGGGTATCCCGACAAAGTACCTGCGCCAACTGGCAGGAGGATCGGCGTGGGAGGTGGCACTTGCCGCCTACGTCCTCAATCAGCACTCCGAATGGACACAGCGCAGTCGCGTCCTCGTCCGAAGTGTCGGAACGGAGGTGCGAGCAATCCTCTCGGACTCCTACCGCCGCCTAAACTCCGTAGAGATTATCACGGCATTTGTCGAGGAGGCAGCCAAGCAGGGCGCAGTCATCGCCGACGCCTACATGAGCGACACCAAGGTGTGGGCTGAGACTATCCTGCCACAGCCGTTCACTATCCCAACCAAGAAAAACGGTGACGTGATTATCTTCGCAGGCGCACGTTTCTCGACCTCGGACTACGGCGACGGAGCTGTGGATATGCGCACATTCCTCCTGAACGGGGCTTGCACCAATGGAATGGTGCGAGAGAGCGTTATGAAGCAAGTACACCTCGGTAGCAAGTTGCCAGACAACCTCGCCCTTTCGGAGCAGACATACGCCCTCGACACCCGTACCACAGTGTCAGCCGTCCGCGACCTCACCGCAGGGCTTTACAGCAAGGACACGATAATGCAGAAAGCAATCGAGATACAAGGTGCGTCTGAGATTGACGTGGACTTCGACAAGGAGTTGAAGAACCTCGTCAAGAACGGCTCTCTGCTCAAAGCCGAAAAGCAGGAGGTGGAGAAAGTTCTGATGCGCAACGACCCCGACGACGGTGTGCAGGGTGGCGCGACCCTTTGGAAACTCACGCAGGCAATCACCGCCCACGCCCGTGAACTCGAACCAGCCCGTGCGCGTGAACTTCACGAGATTTCTGGTGCTCTCCTCAACCGTGTTAAGACAGAAGCATAACTCACCATCGGGAGGCGTTCTGGTTGCTCTCTCCAGTAGCAAGTGCGCCTCCCATAACTTTAAACAGCGATGAAAACAAGAAAGGAAGCCGCAGCCGAGATATACCAGTGCATGAGTGACTACGAGAAAAACTTGGCTCTCTCATACGCCACAATTTACCGTTGCATCTTTCGGGACGGGAACGTGTGGAGGCTCAAAACCAGTAACAATACAAACCATTACGATTACACCGCATAAGAATATCAAACTATGAATACAATCATCAAACAATACAGCGAAATGAAGCAGGAGCTCCCCGACGCTATCCTTCTGTTCCGTGTAGGCGATTTCTACGAGACGTTCCAAGAGGACGCTGTCGCAGCCTCACAGATACTCGGAATCACCCTGATCCGTCGGGCAAACGGCAATAACGCCTCTATCAAGTTGGCATATTTCCCCAAACACGCCCTCGACACCTACCTCCCCAAACTCGTCCGCCCTGGTCGTCGGGTCGCAATCATCGACCAACTCGAAGACCCGAGGCTGACCAAGGAACTCGTGGAGCGAGGAGTATAGACCCCTAACCAGTAAGCCCATGATACCGCGCCCAACACCGCAAGGTCGAGGGCGTGAGTTATGTATAGCAGTGTTATACGTATGTATTACGTTGGTATTACTCACGAATACAAATAAGAGGAGAGAAGAGAAGAGGAGATAAGAGGAGATAAGAGATATACTTGGGGTCTCTCGACCCCGACCAAGTGCCTAAATCTCGCTTAAATGGGTAGGCACTTATCACAAAAAAACGCCACAAAAGAACTGCGGCGACCAGTAACAACCCATAAAATCAACATAACAATGGCAAAAAAAGAGTTCATTTACAAGGTAAAATTCAGCATTACCCCGATTAAAGGAGACCCACGGACGGAGTTCTATTTCGGGAGCATTACGGCAATCTTTTCAGTGTTCCCAGAGAAACTCGTCGGGACTACAGCTGCCGCTCTTTGGGCGCACGGGCTATCCGACGGCAATCCGTATTACGGTCAATACTGCCGAATAACAGCAGAGCCGCTGATGCGCAACCCTCAAAAGCGATAAGCAACAAAAATGCGCTCCTCACAACGATTTTCCGCGTGTTTGGTAAATTACACAACCGAGGAAGTTTCGTTGCGAGGGCGCAAAATTTGAGAAAAATAACTAAATTTGCACAATAAGTTAAAGAGTTATGGCAGAACAAGAATTTACACGCAAAAGTCTGACCGAGGAAGAAATCCAAGAAATGACCAAGGACATAGCAGACGACCCTGAGACTGAGGAGGAGACGCAAATTAAATTAACTGGCAACCCTCTTTACGACCGTTGGGCTGCTGACGATGAAAGCATCAACGAGTGCGGACACCCTTAAATTTCCTCTATCTCAAACTCATAACCGCAAGCCCCGTTCTCTAACTTTCTGTAAGACAGTACACGGAATTTCTTGCCCCTATTGAAAATCACCTCCCGTTGGTTCGGCTTCCCGTTATCCAACAAGCCGTACTGCGAGAGACCCTCTATCGGACGTCCAGACTTGCCTCTAATGACAAGAAGGACGTCTGTTTCGTTTTTCTTCCTGCCAGTATGCTGTTCTGCGAAGTTCTCCGCAATCGACCTATCAAGCGATGAGGAAGTAAAACCTTTGAATTCCGTTACAGGTTCTCTGTTTCCTACTGCCATTCTCAGCCATTCTTGGAGGTTGGTTTTGTTCAGCCTCATGGTTCGGTAGGTTGTGGCTGTAATCGGGTCTATCTTGTCAAGTCCACGTTCCATAAGTGTAGCGAACGCCTCGTTGAACTCGTTTACATTCCCCTTGCGGAGTTGGTTGTTGAGCTGACGGAATGCAGACACGTCTCCACGGGAGAAATGGTAGATAGCACCGAGTTCTGTATTAGGTATTTCTGGGTATCTGATAGAGAGTTCCTTGACTGCAGTAAACATAGCATCCTTTGTCTTGCGCGACCTCGTGAACTTGCGCTCTGGCTGGTCGTAGGTATCGACCTCGAAACCACGGGTGTACTTGTCGTTGTCCTTGACGAAATACGGCATTGTCTCCCAACCTTTCGCCCTCTCCTTGTTGTTCTCGACCCACTCCTTGAAGTTGTCGGGAATGTCAGAGACCTCATTCACGCTGCCGACAGACACGTTCTCTCCTGCCATTATGCGCTCGTTGTCAGCTTCCAGTTCCTTGTCGCTTTTGAGTATTGAGGTAGCGTAGCAGCGGCAGTGAGGATGCCAACCCGTGAACTGGAAGTCCTTTGGGTACTTGCCTTTCAGGTCATCGCAGATGTCGAAGAACATACCTGCTGGAACGCCCTTGCAGTTGTGGTTGTTCGAGAGGTGTATTTCGATACCTACTACAAAATCGAGCTGCTGCCAACGGAGGTGGTCTGCAGTACGGTAGGCAATGTTGGTCTCGGTAGCGGCAAGCCGTCGTGCGTTCATGTAGGAACTGCGGTACACGCCCCTGCCTGGGTGGTATGCCGCTGCGTTCTTCGATAGTTGGAGTTGCCCGTGCTCGTCGCGCACCCTGCGGAAAAGTTTGTGTGGCTCTTTGAGGTACTCCCGAACGTCTCGTGAGATTTCATCAGCCGACCGACCACTGCGGATGCCGATGTCGAGAGCCATTTCTATCTCTCCCTTGAACTGGTTGGTGTACCTCCATACGTTGTCGGAGAGGTTCAGCCCATTCTCACGACGGACGAGGAACGCATCCCGTGCGCTCTCGTTGGTCGAGAAATAGCGACGGGCTATGTGTGCAGGGAGGGACGTTGCGAGAGAGCCGAACACTTGACGGCAAAGTTCATTGTTCTTGTTATTCGACAGCGTCCATTCTGACCGCACACCGTTCACGATTGCCACCTCCACCTCTGATTTGAGACGGGCGACAATGTCGTTTATTTTGGCGAGTGCCAACGGGTAGTCGTCCCACGAGAACGCAACATCACCCAGATCGCCTATGATGGTCGAGAGGTTGGCTGCGTCTGTGGCTGCTGCTTGGAACAAAGCCTCGACCATACGCTCAATACGGGAGATGTTGCGGAGGTGTTGCTTGTCATACTCATTCATTGCCTAACTCCTCCCGTTGAACGAAATGCAGGCAAGCAGGCGCAGAGAGGAACTGCGACCATTTGCCCTCGGTATGGTAGATGCACTTGCACAAAATCATATGCCCGTCGAGGGCTTGGCTGTGCCAGTCCTTTGCGTGGGCGCAATCACGGCAGAATTTCCCCGCGAACGGGGGAGGCGTATTTTTTGCGTTTCTCTGCGTTCTTTTTGTTGCCATTGGTAGATTTATCATTTACGGGAATAAAATGCGAGAGAGCGCACGGGAGACACACTCTCGCGTGTTTTACAGGTTACATTGCAGGGTTGAAAACGTCACCCATACTGTCGGCTGCGATTTCCTCCATCGTCTTGTCAACGTCCGACGACCAACCGAGGAGTTCAACGCTCTCACGCTGGCTTATCACGGGCTTGTTGCCGTTGGCAAGCACGAGGTTCTGAATGGTGTCTTTGTCGTCGCTGATAGTGAACGGGGTGATGATAATCTCAACGGGCAGAGCGTCGATGTCTGCGGCATATCCCTCGCCCATAATGACCTTGGCATACGCCTTGTTGACGTTCACTTCGCGGTCGAAACATTCAATTAGCCTGCCGCTCTCGTCCTTTACTTTGAGTTGAGCGTCGATGAATAACTGCTTGCGGCTCTCACCGCTCATAGGGCTTGCTTTCATGCTCTCATACGACCAGTCTGGAAGTTGCAGTTGCGTGAAGAATGTCTGACGGAGTTCTGAGATGTAGTATTTGAGGTTCTCGACCGCCTGCTGCCAAGTGATGTAGGCTGCGCTGCTGCCTTTCGGGAACTGTGCCACGCCCTTGCCCTTGACGTTCTTCGGGTCGTCCAACGCCTCCTCTCCGAACGGTATAGCCTCATCAGCGAACACGCAGAACAGAGGCTTTGAGTTTTCACGGAGGTAGTTGCCGTTGCGAGACATAGCCCACTCCATTTCGTACACGATTTTGGAGGTGTCCTCCCATATCGGCGTCGGACGGAACGAGTACACGGCAGGTATCTTGCCGAGGGTAATTTTCTCGTCCTCGATGATGTTCCAACCGCCCTCGCTGTTGAACTTCAAATGGCGGTCTTTTGTGTAGGCGTCGAAGTAGGATACAGTCTTGCCTCCGACCTTTCGAGTGTAGCCTACGGACATTGCTATCATATCTCCGTACTCGTCGAATAACGGGTATAGTTCATCGCCGAGCATCGGGGAGAAGTTGCGGCAGCGGAGTTTGATTTTGCTGTTCACCCCGTAGAGGTTGTTGCTCTCCTCGACGGCATACCACAGAGTCATAACCTCGCAGCCTGCAAAGAGCATATTGCAGCGTTCAATGTTCACGCTGTCGATGCGGTTGCGCTCGTAGATTTTTTCAAGCACTCTCGCCACCTCCTGCTGTCGGTCGTTCTCGGGCTTGTACACTCGCTTGACGGGTATGCCTACCACGAGTTCCGTCATACGCTTTGCCGCCAGTCGCTGCATATCGTAGGTAATACGGGTTACTTGGGTTACTGAACCGTCCTCGTTGCTGATGTCGGGGTAGATTGCCTTGTTCATTACTGGGTGTCTCGTCGGGTCGTAAGCATCCCGAAGCCCGTTGCGCCCGTTCCACGAGGGTACGGAGATTGATTTCTCTTTGAGGGCAGCGATAATCTGTTGCGGTGTCCCACTTTGTAGGAGCTCATCAAATGTTGGCATAATGCTTTGTTATTGATTGTTATACGTCACGCCTGCACTCCTCATAGCCTCCGTGAGCAGGCTCGAAAAAGTACTGACAAATTTCTCATTTCCCGACAGCTCGAACTCTGCCATTGTGTCGAGTATGCTATGGGTCAACTCGTGGTAGAACGTGTTGACCTTGTTGCTATCCGACTGCTGGTACTGCTCGTTGTCGAGCATAAAGTTCTCGGCAATATTGACTTTGCCAGAGGCAAGCAGGCACTCTCCCAATTTGCCCCCTCCGAGGCGTTCAACGAGTGCTACGTCAACGCTCACGCCTCCGACTGTGTAATGCTTTGGTATGTTCATTTTGATATGTTTTGTTATCGGTTGATAAGTTTCGCCACACGACCGAGGTCTATAGCCTTGCGTCTGCCTCCGAGGAGTTCGCTCATAACCACGTATCGTATTGCGTCTATGGCATGGTTCCACACGTCGATTGGCGTATTGAGCCACTTGCCCTCCTTGTCCTGCTGATAGGTGTAGTTGCGAAACTCCTTGATTACGTTGGTGCTCCGCTTCGTGATTACCAACTTGTACTCCTGCATCTTGGTAATGCCTGCCTCGATAGACCCCGAGTATTTGACGACGGGGTGTATATTTATGCCAGCACGGTAAATTTCCTGCACCAGTCGGGGGTCTGCGCTCTCGGAAACAATCTTGACCTGACCCTGCGGTTTAAGCTCAGCGATGATGTCCGAGGTGAGCATCGAGGTACGGTAGCAGATTTCGTCGAGGTAGATTGTCTTGGTCTCCTCCTCTATAAGCACGTCCACAATGGCGGTCGGGTCGTTGGTATAGCCGAAGTCCATACCGAGGAAGTGACGACGGCGGTAGCCAGTCTCTGGGATGCGCTCCACCACGTCCACGTTGCGGAACACGAGACCCTCGACCTGCGCCTGCAAGCCCAGTCCGTAGATTTGCCACAGCGAGAAATTCTTGCGTTTGAGACTCTCAATCTCATCAATGACTTTCTGCTCCAAGAACGGGTTGTCCTTGTAGGTGCTGATGAAGTGGTATGTACGTGGGTCTTTGTTGACCTCGCATATCCAGTGCTCGTCAGAGAATGACGGGTTGTAGTCGATGATTGAGAACTGCGTCGTTCGGAGTTGTAGCTGCTGCCATTCGAGGTACTTCAACTCGTTAGCCTCGTTCACAAAGAGTATCTTGCGCTTGCGACCGCGCAACTTGGTTTCGTTGTCGCAGGAGAAGAACTCCACCCACGACCCGTTCGGGAACGTGTATATGAGGTCTGATTTGTTGTAACACTTTTCGCTGTATTCTCCGATACGGTGCAGCACCTCGATGAAGTCTCGCAGCACAGAGCCTTTCAGAGACGGCAGGGTTGAACGGCAGATAGACACGGTTGTTTTGGGCACAGAAAGACACTGGCATACAATCCAAATGACGGTGTTGTATGTCTTTGCGGAACGGCTGCTGCCCTGCTCGCTGACAGTAGTGTAGCCGTTGCGCCGTGCCGTCTCGATTTCCGAGAACACCCGTGTTGTCTGCAATTTCATTACTCTTCCTCGTCCTCCTGCTGTTGGTCTATCTGATTGCGGTTGTCAATAATCTCGATTGTCAAAGGCTCTTTGGTTATCTTTTCACCTCCGCTCGTTATGTCCGTCTTGGTGGTGCTGATAGCGTCTCGCTCCTCGGGAGTGGCTATCATACGGTAAAGTGCCAACTGGGCGGTTGGGTTGTCCATATTGAACAGCCTATGACGTATGGCGGACTTGGTGCGCACCTTGTTGGTCTCCAAGGCTCGCTTAATATTGTCGCATTCGTCGCACCCCTGCGGAAATTTGCGGAAGAATGTGGATCGATCGCAAGGCAGGAACGCCACGAGGTCTTCGATGAAGAACAGGTTTCGCTCCTCGATCACCTGCATTGCTTGTTCATATAGTCGTTTCCTGCTGTAAGCCATAATCAGAAATTTGCTCCGTTGTACTTGTAGATGATATTGTCGTTGTCGTCCTTGCCGACGGGGACAAGTGCGCCCTCGAACAACTTGTAGGGAGACTGCCCTGCTTGCGGATTGTTCCAGAGCCAGCGCATATAGTCAGCCATCGTCATACCCATAAACTTGGCTCTCCTGGTACTGCTGTTGCAGTTGTACCCCGTAGCCCGATGCCATTGAAAGTCTCCGACGAGCTGTTCAATATCGCCCTTGATGCCGTCCCACCTTACAAGCCCGTCAGGGGATTTCTTTGCCAGTTGCAGAGCCTCGCAGAACTGACCGCGAGAGTAGTTCCAGTCCGCAGGGAGACCACAGCACGAGCCGTTACAGCAGAGTTCCTTGAAATGAGCGTCCGATACGTAGAAGCGCATACCCAGTTCGTCGCAGAGGGCTTTCATATTGCGCATAAACGGCTCTTTGACGTGTCTGTTGAGACGGAGGTAGCCACTGCTCACGCTGTACTTGCGGTAGAACTCCATGAAGTCAAAGCCACAGAGTTCGTTGAACGTCGGCATACAAGCCCGTAGAGAGGGACTGCGTTGCTCTACGCACATAAACTCCGTGCTCATTGCCGTTGCACCACGGTGCGCTGCCTCGCGGATGAGGTCGAGGTAGGTAGGGGTGGATATACCGATTATGAACGGGCGCAGACGGAGTGTTGCCCCTCCTGCGTCAGCCTCGGCAATGCGCTGAATAGCGTCGAGACGCTCCAACGGAGAGGGTACGCCCTTTTCTATGATGCGAGCCTTTTTCTCGTCGAGGGTGATGATTGAAAACTTGAAGTTCCAGTTTTTCTGACCACGTACCAGTTCCATATACCGCTCGTCCTCAGTCCACCACGTCGCCTTGGTCGAGAAGCACAGGGGGTAGTTGATTTCCTTGAAGAAACGGAGGAGTTCAAGCGTGACACCTCGCTGACGCTCGAAGCCGTCGAACTGGTCGGAGAGACCTCCCCACTGCATAACCTTTCGAGCCTTGATGTACGGGGCAAACTGCCCTGCATACTGGTCGGGGTCGGTGAACATTCGCTTAATGCGGTCGGGATTGACGCTGTTGCAGACCTTTTGCAAATATGCGTCCTTTGCTCCACCGATACCGCGTTGGAACTGGGAGAAACAGTATAGACAGCCGAAAGCACAATTGGAGTATGTGTCAAATGTCATAGGCATAGAGCAATCGGCTATCTCGTTGCTCCACCTCGGAGATTGGTAGTAAGTTGTTGCCATAGTTGTTAGTCGAATTTGATTTCCATTTCGTAGTCCTCACTCTTGGGGTCGTAGCCAGTTATTATTGCTCCCATAGCGCACCAAAATAAATGCGCCTCCTCGTGTGAAGATGTTCTCAGTGTTAGTTTATCCAGCCCAAGTGATTTGAGTTGTGAGAGCAGGCGGAAAAGTGCAACCTTGCCAATTCCGTTTCGTTGTTCGGACGCCTTGACCGCAATACCAATCAACCGAGCGTGAGACTTGGATATAGTGGCATAGTAAAATGCCGAGCCATCCTCCGCAATCTCCGACAAGACTCTCTTACAGAACTTGTCGCTGACACGGAGGTATGCCCAAGTGTTCTTCATCGCAGGAGAGCCGCACCCATAGCAAATTGCCCGTACATCCTGATTAGTATGAGCAGTGTTATCAATTCTTATCCACTTCATAGCCGATTTCACTTAGATAGTCAAGAATAGCGTCGCGCACCTGTTCTGTTGAATATACCGAGGTGTCGAACTGAAGAACCTTACAGCCTATCTGCTCGTACTTCTGCGCGGCAATCATAGCTTGCTTCTGCCTGCTGAATATCATAGGCCAGTTTCTTTTCCCCGCGCAGTTCATTCCGTTGGAACGATTTTTTAGGCGTGCATAAATGACCGCAGGCGGAGCGTAGAGGGAGACCACAAGAGCCTTATCGCCGAGGAACAGGGCGTTGGTTAGGTTCAGCCCAAAAGTGTTCATAAAACTGCCCTCGCAGAACATTACGTCGGCAGTTTGCAGACCCTCTCGGACGACATCGGCAAGCCGTGAGGTGCAACTGCTCCCCTTGTCGTTTGTTATATTATCCACTCCCCCGTACCGCTTATCCTTGTACCGTCCCGCAAGCCCGTACCGCTTATCCTTGCAGTACGTCACGCAGTCCCGTTCCTCGTAAATGCCTCCAAATCTTTCAATTAGAGACCATGCAAGGGTTGATTTCCCTACTGCATTTGTGCCAGTGATGAAAACAACTGCTTTCATAGACATTCGTAGATTAGGTTGCCGTATTCGGGTGATTTTCCTGCCTCTTCGAGCATTCTTTCAGTGTAATACCCGTCCCAACGAGTGCCTTTGATGAATTTTGCGACCGCGCATAGGGAGGTTTCTATAGCAAAAGCGTTGTCTGCCGTGTCCCGTTTCGCCATTTCGAGAAATTTATCGAGGGCTGTTCGGTCGGACGTTCTGACGATATGAACTGCGCCAATAGTATAGTTCTCGTCAGCCTCCCAGCCGAAACGCACATTGTCCTGCCAGTCGGGACGGAAGCAGTTGCAATACACTTCGAGGAACAGGAAAGCGGCGTAGCGTCCGAAATAGTACCACTTGCGGACGGTGTCGTATGCCTCCTGTGTCGTCTTGCAATTTTCGAGAGAGGAGAGCATACGGGGGTCGAGTTCGCGGAGCAATCTATCATACGCCCCGTTGCACCGCACATATCTTCGGTCGGTACGGAATATGAGGTCTGACTGCTTCGTGTTTTCGTAGTTCAGGAGGAGACGTAGCGCACTTGGGATATGGTACGTCATCGTGTAGAAATAAATCAACCGAAAGCAGTCCCATTTAGACAGCCGCAGACGCTTGGCGAGAGAAGCAATCATTCGCTCCTCTACGCCTGCGTCTCCGCGTCGATGATACGCTATGTATTCACTGTAGTTCATAACAGTTATTCCTCGTCTGTGTCGATACTATTGATGTTTTCACCCAAGATTTCGTCGAGGTGGTAAACGACTTTATTGATGTCAGCCATTCCGAGCATTCCGAGCAGTTCGCCCTTGCGCTCCTTGGGGTACACGATTATGATGCGCTCAAACGGGGTCTCGTCCGAGCCTTGTATCTTCGGGAGGTTCTCTGGATTGAGGTCAACGCCCTGCAACTCGGATGGCAGGTTGCCCGAAAAGTCCACTGGGTTGTCGTTGTCCTGCTCGTTAGCGAGGATTTCGGTTGCTTCTGGAGAAAGAGCAGAGCCGTTGGCAGGGGTCTCTGGGGCAGGAGCAGAGCCAGCGTTGAACACGTCGTCAACCTCCTTGTTCTGCCATACATCCACGCCCCAGTCGTTGAGGTCGTCAGCGTTCCACTCGTTGGCGAGGGCATCGTAGTCCCACTGACCGAAGTCGCCGTTGTCCTTGATGATGAACTCTTTCTGCTCTGCAGGGGTGAGTGTTGAAACGTCCACGACCGTTACGACGGGCTTGGAGAGCCATTTTACCCAGTAGTCGATGAGAGCCTTGCGCTCCTCCGCTTTCTTCTTCTTCACGTCGCGGACAGTGTCGAGACGCTTGCTCAGTTCGTCAGCCGACATCTTGGCAATCTCGTTGAGCGCACGGAGACGCATATTGCCTCCGAGAGACACGCCCTTTCCGTCAACGGCGATGGGACGTATTTCAAGCATCTTCGGGAGGGATAGCAGCGAGTTAATGAGTTTCTTGAACTTGTCCGCAGAAATGGTACGGGGGTTCTTCTTGTTCGCGTGAACTTTGTTGAGTTCTACCAGTCTTGTGTTCATACTGATTATGTTAATTGTTTATTGATTATTGATTATGTTATTTCTCCCACATACGGTCGGCTTGGGTCTCGCCGAAGAGACCCCAACGGCACATAGAGGCGTACTTGGGTTTGTCGAGTTCGTAGGCTGTTATGAGGTCTTGCGGTTTAACCTCAATCATACCCTCTGCGAGTACGTTGCCCGCCTTGTCCTGCACGAGCATATCAACGTCGGTCTTTCCGATACAGCAGGCGAGGCTCACGTCCACGTCGCACTTGTTCTCGATAGCATAGCAACGCGCCATTTTACGGGCGCAGAGATTAAGCGACAAATCAGCCTTACTCCCGTCTTTCGTCCACGGCGAGCCGCCACCGATACGGCAGTTACCACCGTAGAAGTCCACCGCCAGTTTGCGCCCAGTCGTTCCGCAGTCAGCAATTGTGCTGTGCTGCTTGTACACGCCCGTGCCGTTGATGATGAGGTCGTAGTTTCCGTGAATGCGCTTGTGTACGAAACGACGGACGTGCCGCACCTTGTGGTCGTCAAGCAGAGGGATGGCCACGATGATTTTCTCCACTGCATCGTCTCGGAGTACCACTTGTGTCTTGATGTCGAGACCGCCAATGCCGCTCTCGAAAAGAGCCTTGTTGAGCCGTCGGGCGAGAGTGTAGTCGAGAGGCATGAAGCCAGTCTGTGGCAGGTAAGTCGCGTGCCCGAAGAATATGCCTTGGTCTCCCCAGCCGTTCAGCCCGCTGGCGATGTCGGGGGACTGCTGCGTGATTAGGCTCTCGACTTCGAGGAGGTCTCCGCAGATGGTGTTCTCTGCTCCCCATTCGCCGAGGTACTCTCTGGTGTATCCGATTTCGTTTACGGCTGCTCGGACGTGAGCTGCTATCTCGTCTCGGGTGAAACTGCACTTGGAGGACACCTCACCGCCGAGGTTCACTCGCCAATTCTTAATCTGCACCTCCACGGCATATCTGGTGTCGGGGTCTCGCTCGATGTAGCGGTCGAGAATATAACTGCTGATGTAGTCGGCAATCTTGTCGGGGTGTCCGAGTGAGACGTATTCTGAGAATTGTATCATATACGAATAATCAATATGCAAAGTTACTAAAAAACGATTATATTATAATCACTTTAAGCATTTTTTGTGCTTTTCGGTTCTATTTCGGGCTGATTAGAGCCAAAAATCGCAGTTTTTAGGAGTTTCAGCGTTTTGCCCGTATAGAGATCGTCGGGAGTGGTACGGTACACCGACCAGCCCATGAGAGTAGCGGAGTTGTATTTCTCCATGTCGTTAAGGAAGCCTTTGGGGTTGATGTGCCTGCCTCCCGTCCACACTCCTCCCTCCACTTCGAGGGCTACGAGCGCAGATGGTATGGCATAGTCGAAACGCCACTTGCGGACGGGGTGGAACTTGTATTCCTTGACGCACTCCATAGCCAGTTCGCTCTTGCAGATTAGCGTGAATGCGTCTGTCGGGGACGGCTTTGGCTTAGTTATTTTTTTCTTTTTTTGCGTCTCCCGTGCTTTCTTTGTGTTGTTGGAAAGTTTATCAGCCATAATGTCTATCGTCAAAATTCGGTTGGTTTCTGTTGTTTCCCGAAGACGGCACGTGGGAGGCAGGCTCGTTTACCAACCTCCCAGTGCTTCGGAGTTATTGTCGGTGTCAGAACGGCAGGTCTTCCCCGTCGTAGGGGTCGAATGCGCCCGCTCCGAGTGTGCCGTTCACCCGCATAGTCTCCTGCTTGCGCTCCAACGGGCGCAGCCCTCCGAGGATAGGTACTGCACTGCGCTCCTCGTCGGTCATCGACTCGCGACGCTCTTTTGGTATGTCAACCTTAACACAGTGTGTGTCACTAAACCTCGGCTCACGCATCTCGATAGCCGTCATGTTCAAATAGCAACCTTTCTCGCCAACAAATATTCCATCGCAATCGTCCACAGGGATGATTAAGCAGCGCTTGGCCGTCGTCTTGCCCTGAACGTTTCTCACAAAAGCTCCTTTGAGCTTCAAAAGGTCAATCCTAATTCCGTAATTTGTCATATTGTCATTTTTCTTTTAATTGTTGATAACTCTGTATCTCAAGTCCCGAGTAATCACTCTTGATGATGCACTGGTCGCCCCATTTATTAACATAGCGCATGTGGCCTATAAATGTGCCGACATGCTCCCACATGCGCAGGGGCTCGTTGTAGGCATAGAGGCTTACATTACCCAGCCTTGAGGCAAGTCGGTCGCCGCGAAGTCGTGCGTCTTGGAAAGTGCCCTCAAAGTGATTTTCGAGGTTGAAGCCGCGCCACAACTCAAATTTGTATTTTTCCTTGCTCATTGCTGGCCTCCTTTCTTTCCACGCTCCACCTGCGCCATGTGTGGTTCGGCAGTTCGTTGATGTTCATCGAGCTCTTCCAGTTTTTTGAGCGCGAGGCGCATCGCGTCGCGGTACATCGGGTTTTCCTGCATGAACCAGGACACCGCCGATAAAATTATCTCCCGCAGTTCGGCGCGCTGATCCATCATCATGGCGACGGTTGCTACGAGGTCAAACTTGCGTTCCTCGTCTGTCTTTTCGGGTGAGCCTATAAGTAAGGCACCTTGCTTGTCTGCGTTCGCACCGATGAACAGCAACGTTGGCACTATCTCGCCGAGCCTCGTCAGTAGTGATTGTAGTTCTTTTTTGTTTTCTTCCATAATTGTTTGATTATTTTTTAATTGTTGATAAAAATTATCTGTTGTCACCGCTGCCTCCGAGCTTGCCACGCTGCTTGCGTGAGTTTATCTTTGCGATATTCAACTCTGCTACTTCTTCAAGCGTCATGTTCTGTTTGTCATTCATAGTTGTAATTTATTTTGTCAATTAAATCGACGAGAATTTTATCTCGTTGTCTATGTTCATAAACATCTCCAATTCTTTCCAATTATCAAAACATTGGAAAGTTTTTAATCTTCAGGGGAATGTTGAAACTTGCACCACACGATTGGTCTCTCCTTTTCACCATCGTGTGAATACCACTCGCCTTTAATTATGTGTCCCACGAAATAGCAAAAGCCATCGTAGCATATGTAGGGCTCATCCTCCTCGGGCTGCACTGGGTCGCTAATGTCAGCCTTGTGCCACACTGTTGCAGCGTGTGCCCACTCCGCTCCTGCACAAAACGCAGCGTCAATCTCATCGAGAGTGATGTCGCTCTCAACGCCACACGCCTTGCGCCCATCTTGGTAGCACTTTGATGCTTGCTCTATTAGTTCATCTTTTGTCATCGTCATAAATTTTAATTTGTTTTACTGAACAGTGCGATTTATCGTTATCGTTCAAGAAAAAGCACAGATCACTTTCAATGAGATAGCGCAATGCTTGGCGAATAATCATCTTCTTCACACCTTTGCACGACCTCGGAAGTTGTAAATCAAAAGTCACTCTCATATATTCTCTCGGCCTCGAAAGAGCCTTTCTAAGCCATTTTATTTTTTTAAATGAATAATTACTTGTCTTGATAATAAAATCTCTTCTCGTGCGGAGTTTGACACCTCTTTTCCAATTTAAACAGCATCCTGAAATTTAGAAGGGACACTCATCCCCATCTGCAGGCGAAAGGTCATCGAAGTCAAACACAGCAGCCTCCTCGGCATCCTGCTGCCTCCGTCTCTCTTCCGCCTGCAGGTGGTTCTCGTTGTCCCAGACAGGCTCGACGCCATTCTCGTAAGGCGTGTAACGTCCGTTGTTAAGGTTATACTTAAACAGAGCCGTTCCACATTCACCGAGATGCCGAAACTTCACCTTTTGGACATGCACCTCAACTGTATTCTCTGCTCTGTTACGATGTACCACAATGCCGAAATCTGCCTTGTTGAAGAAGTTGGCAGACCCGCTTATGTCGTACAGCGTCGGGGCTTCGATCACTCCGTCCTTGTTGCGCGGCTGCTTTGTTGGGTGCGCCATGAGGATAATCAAGATGTCGTTACGTTGCGCGAAGTTCGTCAGCTTGTCAAGAAGCTCGCTGATGTACTGCGTCTCGCTACGTGACCCCTGCTCGCTCTCAAGCCTGTTGTACGGGTCAATAACAAGAGCTTTTATCCCCCTCCTACGCACAAGGTACTTGGCCTTATCGAGGATGTTGTCAACTTTGTAGCTATCTGTCGGAGCGATGAAGAAGAAATCTTGCTCGAGATGCTGCTTCACCTGCTTGTATTCCCCGAAAGTCAGCGTCTGGCGGCTGAAACGCTTGCCCGTGAACTTCTCGATTAGTTTCGATGCGTGGTAAGCCAACGGCGCATTCTCGGGGCTGAAATAGGCGAAACGCCACCCGTAGCGCATGTTCAGACGCTCGGCTATCTCGTCGATGAACTCCGACTTGCCGCTGCCTGGTATGCCCGTCACGATACACAGTCGCTTTGTTTCGAAGCTGCACAGGCGGTCGAAATTCTCGTGCCCTATTGTCGCTCCCTTTTGCCAGCCGTGCTCAAACAGCGCGTCAAGGCTTTCCTCGAAGTCGCTCACTGTGAACACTCCGTCGACTTTTATTTCAGGTGCATCGGCAAGGCACTGCAACAGGCTCTCCCTCCCGTACTTCATCAGATGCTCGTTAGCGTCCTTGCAGCCATCGCCGTAATCCAACACACGACAGCGCTCAACACCGAATCTGCGCAATAGCTCGTCTCTCAGCAGGACACCTTTTGTATCAGTGTCAGAGGCGATGTATATCGTATCCTTGTCGTCGAAGTACTCCTCGATGTAGTCATCGAGATATGACAAGTTAGCATTTGCGCCATTTGGTACTGACACCACGTCGTGACGGCCACACTCGTAAAATGACAATGCGTCCATCTCGCCCTCCGTGATAATGCACTCCTTCTGCCCCTTGATGGCATCGATGTTGTAGGGCAGCAGCTCAGCCCCGCTGACAAGCTTGAAGCACTTGTCTCCAGTGCGGAACTTTGTGTTAACGAGCACGCCGTTATGATAGTAGTTGAACTGAATAGTGTTAGCAAGCCCCTGTTTCTGAGGCATCCATTCCTGCCCCTCACTGATTTTAAGCTCACGGACAGTGTCCTCGCTTATACCCCTGCCTTTAAACCACGCAAGTGCACGCGGCTCGAGCTGTGCATTGGGCTTCGGAGTTGGTTTCCTGTACACAGGCTTCTCCCGCCTTATTGGGGCGTAATTGTGCCACGGGCGATCACGCTCCCACGGCTCCCTCTCGGCAACACAGCCGCTGAACCCGCAATAATGGCAATTGAATTCACCCGTCTCAAGGTTTACCGACAAGCTCTTATCTCGCTTGTCGTGGCGGCTTGCGTGGCATTGTGGGCAAAAGACTTTCTTGTTGCCCTTGTGCACCCCATAGGGAACCTCAATTCCGTATTTCTCCCAGTTAAGCTTCATTGATTTGCTTTTTCCTGCCTCTCCTGTAGCCTTTAACATAACCGTCAACGAATGCACGCGTACACACTGCCACCATCGCGGCTGAGCACGGGCGATGTCGACATGTCGCACAAGCCCTGCTATTTGCGTTCTCCTCATATGCCACGCTAACTATGTTTTTCTTCATAGCAATATCCATGTTTGTGATTGAGCATCCCAGCAGTAACGCTCCGACGGGCGAGCAGGAGCTGACATCGGTATTGTCGCCTTGCCTGTTCCGTAGGTACGCCTACCAGTGCTGTCAATCCATTCGCCAACTCCTATGTTGTTCGTTGAACTCGGAGCATCAGAGCCACCACCTCGCACGTTATCGTAGTTGCCCTCCATTACCTTAATCCAGTTGTTGCGGCTGTCAAATATCCAGTCGAACGACGCGCCTTTCCATTTGCCGCTGCGACCCGTGAGGAAGTCGGAACGCTCAATGCGGAGGAACAGCTTACGGGCGTTGTCGAGCATTTTGTCGAGGTCTGTATCGCCCCATTCTCTGAGACGAGTCTTGACCTTTTCCCGACGAGCGTCAGTTAGGCGCATAACCTTGGGCAAAGAAGTACATATCTCATTCCATAGCTTCACGACCTCGTCGCACGGATACTCTCTCTTATCTTTTCTTGTCTTATCTTCTCTCGTCTTATCTTCTCTTCTCTTATTTGTATTCGTCTGTATTACTTCCGTATCGCTTGGTATTTCGGTGGTATTGCTTGATGCGTTTCTATTCCAACGAGTCATAACCGCCTTGCGACCTCGCTCTGATTTTTCACGGGCGTGATCCAGTACGCCGTTAATGCGCTCCCGATGACGTGCAGAGAAAATGACATCGCCCTCAGATTGAAGGAGACCGACCTGCTTGCAGTATCCTACAATCGCAGTCAAAACATCCATCTCAACGTCAAAATCTGCAGAGAGGAGCTCTGCCATTTCCTTAAAATTGAGGCAGAGATCCTCAGAGTCGGTAAGCACTTCGAGGAGGTAGCACCATACGGCGTACCCATCGTTGCCGAACTGCCTGCGGAGACCACGTATTTTTAGGTCGTTGCGCATATCAACATCGTGGCTGAAATAGCGCAGTTTATCTTTGGCAAACATATCAATCTCCATTACATTATTACATTGTTGATACTAAACTTTGACGTAGGCGTTCATTACGGGATTCCCACTTGAATGTCTGTAGCATCCAACGCTTGTATGATACTGGGATGTCCGCAATGCGCTGACCTTGATACTTCCCGAACGGCATAATTTCTATAGGCGGCAATTGTCCGTTATCAACCCGCCTGGTGTCCTCACGGGTGATTTTCCCGATATCGGTAATAGGTATGCCAGAGAGCAACCTGCCACCAGTCCCGAACATACGCCATATCTTTCCATGCTCGAATGAAATATCCTCGACCCTGCCGAAACGTTCCACGTTGCCGCCCAGGTCGATAATAAGAGCGTCCGTCTTATTAGTGTCGATACGGGTGGCACGTCCGATAATTTGGTAGTAGAGCGCAATTGATGCGGTCGAGATACCGAGAATAATGCAGTCAATACCTGTGTAGTCGAAGCCAGTAGAAAGCACTCGCACGTTGAATATGACCCTTATCTGTCCTGCACGGAAACGGGCTATAATGTCGGCACGTTCTTTCTTGTTCATCTCCCCGTGAATGACCGCCGAATGTGGGTAGATACGTGATAACTGCTTTGCGTCGAGGACGGATGGAACGAACACCAGTATGTGCTTTCGGTCTGGGTTGCTGTCGAGGGCTGCGATGATAGAGGCAGTACCTCCGTTGGCGTTGAACGCTGCCCGCACACTTGCCTCGGTGAATTCAGAACGGCTCTTGTTGTATTGCAGTTTCGAGCCGTCGAACGAGCCGACAGAGTATTTGAGTGGCGACCAGTAACCGAGGCGAACCATTTCGCTGACCTGCCCGACGTGGATAATGTCCTTGAAAAAATTGCCTTTCTTGCTCCTCGACGTGAGCATAACTAACTTGCTGTAGGTTCTCCCGTCTCGGTCGTAGTTCTGCTGCAGTTTGACTGGCGTAGCCGTGATACCGAGGACGTGGGTAATTCCGCTGTCTCTGAGAAACGTC